GAGCCAAGGCAGAGCAGCGCCGAGGTAGCGCAGCTAAGCGCGGCTATGGCCACAAGCACAGCACCCGCTTCCGGCCAGGCGTACTACGCAAGCACCCGCTGTGTGTGTGCACCGATCGGCAGCACGGGCACGGGCCGCAGTGCCTAGCACCCAGCGCACACGCGGACCACTGGCCACGCGACAGGACAGAGCTGGTACGCCTCGGCCTTGACCCTGACGATCCGCAGTACGGACGCGGCCTATGCCAGCCATGCCATAGCAGCGAGACAGCAGCACACCAGCCAGGAGGGTGGCACGCCAGGTGAACACCATGGTCTTCGACACCAAGTGCCCGCAATGGACACCAGCTCAGCGCGACGAAGTGCAGGCATGGGTGCGCTCACGTGGACTCGATCCCAAGACCCTGCGCCCTGACTTCTACATCCTCAAGACCGACCAGGGCTACGAGCTGCACGCCACAACCCCAGTCGTCGTGCAACTCGGCGACACGCCCGACTGGCCAACCTTCCTCGCCCCTCACTCTGTGTAGCCAGGGGGTGGGGGGTGACCCCTTGATGATCTTCGATGGAAGACCGCCGGGGAGGTAGCTCGGATCCTGTACGGGTCTGGGAGTCGACCTCCGTCACGTTATGTAACCGCCGGTGGCGCGATGCTGCTGGCACTCCAATCCGTGGCGCGATGCCGCGAAGGGGATGATCCTCAATGGCCGGTACTGGTCCAGCTCCGAAGGCGCAGCGGCGTCGTCGCAACGCTGACACGTTCGCTGATGTGCAGACTCACGTCGCGGCGCCGGCGCAGAGCACCGCCCCGACGTTCGCGCAGGCCGTGGGTGCGCTCGCTGACGGCTTGGCCTGGCCTGATGGTGTGCGCGCCTTGGTGGTGTCGTGGTGGGAGACGTGGCGGACGGCCCCGCAGGCTGTGGCGTTTCTGCGCACCGACTGGCAGCGCCTGGCGATGCTGGCGCCGCTGGTGGCTGACTACTTCACCCGGCCGCATCACATGAAGCTTGCCGAGATTCGGCAGAACGAGGCGCTGCTTGGCGCCACGCACGTGGACCGGCTGCGGGCCCGGATCAAGGTCGAGATGGCTACGCCGGATACCGGTGCGGTCCCGGCGGATGTTGCGGTGATGGATGAGTACCGCGCTCGCCTCTCTGGCTGAGCCGGTTCGGATCGGTCCACTGGGGTTGCCTGAGCGGACGCTGGGCTGGCAAGTGCTGGCCTGGACGGGGCAGAACCTGCTGCAGCCGGACGGTCCGAACGCTGGTAGGCCGTGGCGGTACACCGATGAGCAGGCCCGGTTCGTGCTGTGGTGGTACGCCGTCGACGAGCGTGGCCGGTTCTTGTATCGGCAGGGGATGCTGCGCCGGCTCAAGGGCTGGGGCAAGGACCCGGTCGGGGCGACGCTCTGCGCGGTCGAACTGTGTGGGGTGTGCCGGTTCGGTGGCTGGGATGCCGCAGGTCAGCCGGTGGCGATTCCGCACCCGTCCCCGTGGGTGATCACCGCAGCGGTCAGTCTTGTTCAGACGAAGAACACGATGCTGCTGTTTCCGTCGCTGTTCACCGCCGATGCGCTCGAGGACCACCGCATCGACATCGGCAAGGAGATCATCTACACCCGTAACGGGCTTCTTGAGGCGGTCACTTCCTCGCCGCGGTCCCTGGAGGGCAAGCGGACCACGTTCTCACTGAAGAATGAGACGCACCACTGGCTGGAGAACAACGACGGCCTGGCAATGGCTGAGGTCATCGCCCGGAACCTGACCAAGGCCCGTGGTGGTGAGGCCCGTGCGCTGTCGATCTCGAACGCTCACAACCCGGGCGAGGGCTCGGACGCTGAGCTGGATTACGACGCTTGGCTGGCTGCCACTACCGGCCGGGCCACCTCGGATTTCCTGTACGACTCAATCGAGGCCCCCGACGGCATCGACATTGACGACGCCGATCAGGTCCGGGCGGGTTTGACCGCTGCCCGCGGCGACTCGGTGTGGCTGGACTTGGATCGGCACGTCGCCGAAATCTTGAGCCCTCGAACCAGCGCTGGCCACAACCGGCGGTTCTACTTCAACCAGATCGTGGCCGGCGACAACGCCTGGCTGCGCCGGCAGGACTGGGACGACCTAACCGCCGCCGCCGCGGTGCCGGACGGGTCGGCGATCGTGGTGGGCTTCGACGGTTCGGACTCTGACGACTGGACCGCGCTGCGGTGTGAGACCGCCGCCGGTTACCAGTTCACGCCTCGGTTCGCCGACGGCAAGCCGATGATCTGGGATCCGGTGCAGCACGGCGGATATGTGCCGCGCGGTGAGGTCAACGCCGCCGTGGCGCAGTTGTTCGACCGGTACCGGGTGGTCCGCATGTACTGCGACCCGCCTTTCTGGCAGTCGGAAATCGACGCGTGGGCTGGCCGGCATGGCGACAAGGTCGTCATCCGGTGGGCGACGTACCGGCCGCGGCAGATGGCTGAGGCCCTCGAGCGGTTCCGTACCGACGTTGCCGCCCGGGCGATCAGCCACGACGGCTGCCAGATCACATCGAGGCATGTCGGTAACGCTCACGCGGACCACCGGCCGCAGGGGGTGCTGGTCCGTAAGGACAAGCCGGTAAGCCGCAACAAGATCGACGCGCTGATGTCTTCGGCGCTGGCCCACGAGGCTGCCCTGGACGTCACCGCCGCCGGCGCGTGGCCGAAGAACGTGAAACGACGAGTGACCGTGATGCGGTAGGGGGTGCAGGATGGCGCTACCTACCAATGACCTGGACTGGGTCCACTGGCTGACCCGCCGCCACGACGCGGAGTTGCCGTCGCTGGAGTTGCTGGACCGCTACTACGAGGGCACCCAGCCGTTGGCGTACATGCAGCCCGAGGTGCAGCGGGAGGTCGGCGACCGGATCAAGCCGGTCATCATCGACTGGCCGCGGCTGGTAATTGATGCCGTTGAGGAACGCCTGGACGTTGAGGGTTTCCGGCTGGCCGGCAAGGACTCCGCCGATAGTGACCTGTGGCGGGTGTGGCAGGCCAACGACCTTGACGAAACGTCGCAGCTCGGGCATGTGGATGCGTTGGTGATGCGCCGTTCGTATGTGTGCGTCGGCAGCAATGAGGACGATCCGGCTACACCGTTGGTGACTGCCGAGTCGCCGCTGGAGATGTACGCCGACATCGACCCGCGTACCCGCAAGGTTCGGGCCGCGCTGCGCCGCGTCGACGAGTGTGACGGCCTGTCCACCGAGCAGAACCGTTACGCCACCCTGTATCTGCCGGATGCGACGGTGTGGTTCGAGTGGGCCGGCGGATGGCAGGTCATTGACCGCGACGACCACAAGCTAGGCGTGGTGCCGGTGGTTCCGTTGGTGAATCGTCGCCGGCTGCGCTCGGTTCGGCGTCGCTCGGACGGCTTCGCCATCCAGTACGGCACGTCGGAGCTGGCGTCGGTGCTGCCGTTGTCGGATGCGGCGAACAAGCTGGCTACGGACATGATGGTGGCCGCCGAGTTCCACGCATTGCCGCTGCGGGCCATGTTCGGTGTCGGCCCCGACGATTTCGTGGACCGCGACGGCAACCAGTTGACCGCGATGCAGGTGGTCATGGGCAAGCTGGCGGCGATCCCGACCGAGTCGGCGGCCGACGTGAAGCCGTACGAGTTCTCTGCCAGCTCGCTGACTAACTTCCACGACAGCATCAACCAGTTGGCGCAGCTCGTTGCGTCGATCGCCGGCTTGCCCCCGCATTACCTCGGTTACGCCACCGACAATCCGGCTTCGGCTGACGCGATCCGCTCGGCCGAGTCGCGGCTGGTGAAGCGGGCCGAGCGGAAGCAGCGGGCGTTTGGTGGCGGCTGGGAGCAGGTCATGCGGTTGGTCCGCAGGATTCAGGACGGCGGCAAGGACGATCCGTCGCTGGCCCAACTGGAGACCGTTTGGCGGGATGCATCGACGCCGACGGTCGCTGAGTCCGCTGATGCTGCCTCGAAGTTGTATGTGGCTGGGATCGTGCCGTTACGCACCACCAGGGAGAAGATCGGCTTCTCGCAGGAGGAGATCGCGCGCATGGAGGACGAGGACCAGGCCGCCGCGGAGCGCGATCCACTAACAGCAGCCGCGAAGATCATCGGCCAAGGCAACCCGGCGGACGCGATGGTTGGTGCTGGTGGCAGTCCCTCCGCCGGCGGCTGAGCAGTACGCCATCCGGGCCGCACTGACGAGGGCTGCGGCGGTGACAGCTGCTCGCTCGTGGGCATCACTTGACCTAGGCGACATCGCCCGGTCGTGGCAGGCGCTGACTGGCCCACTAACGGCGGCGATCGCAGCGGCTCAGCGCCGCGCCGCCGAACGGGCTGACGGG